GCCCGCGAGCGTGCCGAGTTGTTCCACGGGATCCACGATTCGACGTCGCCGGCCTCGCCGCCGAGAACGACGGTGGGCCGGGTGAGGATGCCGCCCGCGGCCATCGCGACGCCGCCCTGCTGGTTCCACTGCCGGACGAACGTTGCCCGGTTGGCCTCGGGCAGCGCCTTGATCTGCCCGACCATCTTGGGGACCAAGGCGCGGATGGTGGCCACGTCCAGGCCCGCCGCGATCAGGTCGGCGAAACCCCGGCCGGTGCCGCCCCGGAGGGTCGACAGCAGGGTCAGCGCGTTCGTCAGATCCTCGCCGGACAGGGTGCCCTGGGCGGTGCTCACCGCTTTGTTCGCCGCCGAGGCGGCCTTGCTGTCGCCCGCCGCCTGGTGGGCGAGGGACATCGCGGAGGAGTCGCCTTGGGCGGCGAGTGCCTGGGCGAGGTCCCCGAACCCGGCCGCGGCCAGCTTCTGGAGGTCCGCGGCAAACTGCTGCGACTCCTTCGTGCTGGCCCCGAGCTGCTTGGTGAAGTCGGCGAGGGTCGCCTTGGCGATGTCGCCCGTCTTCTGCAACTTGGACACGATGGACTTGAACTGCTTGTCACTCGCGCCGGCCAGGGCGTTGACGAGGGCGTAGCCCTCCTCTCCCATGCCCTCCAGCATGGCCTGGAGTTCCTTGCCGCCTCGCTGCCCGATGCGGGTGAGGCTCTTACGCCACCGTTCCGTGTCCGCCACGGACTCGTTCAACTGCGTCTCATATGCCTTCAGGTTGAAGGCGCGGGGGGCCTTCGCTCCCCTCTTCAGCCCCAGCTCGGCGTCTGCCGCGTAGACGTCGGATCGCTCCTTGGCGACCGTCCGGTCCGCTGCCCGCTTGCCCTTGCGGGCGTCGGCGACCTTGTCCTGTGCGGACTCCAGTTGCTTCTTGGTGTGCTTGCCCTTGCGGACTCTGGAGAGATCCCGCTCGGCGTCCTTGAGCTTGTCGGCTGCCTTCTTCTGGTCCGCGAGCGCCTTCGTGAGATCGGCCCACGCCTTCTTCAGATCCTCGATCTCCTGGTCGTAGCGCTGCTTCGCGTCCGACGGCCCGCCCAGAACCGGCATGCCGGTGGGCGTGTACGTGAAGCCCGGGATGCCGCCAGACGCGAGACCTCCAGACGCGAAGCCCGGAATGCTGTTGGCGTTGATCGCCTTCAGTAGCGGCAGGTACCGCTTGGTGGACGCGGCGTTCACGACGAACTCGGTGTCCGAGACCCGGCCCACGGCGCCGCTGGCAAACAGTGCCAGGATGCTGTCGGACGTGCCCGTGCCGGGCCCCGACAGGAGACCGTTGGGGGCGAACTGCACCGGGGAACCGCCGCTCGCGTAGCCGCGGACCCGGCCGCCCGTGCTGTAGTTGCGGTGCGCCGCGTCGACCCCGGACTTGGTGCCCTTGGTGACGAACGTCGTGGTCACCGAGACGTTCTTGTCGTGCAGTGCGCGAATCGCCGCGGCCAAGGCGTCCACGGCGCGCTTCTGCCCGCCGGTGGGCACGGTGATGATGACCTGCTTGCCCTTGGTGTTCTTGATCTTGAAGCCGAGGGCCTCCAGCTGTGCACGCGCCTCCGCAGTCGGCGCCGCCATGGTGAGGGTTTTGCCCTTCATGGTGGCGACCTTCGCCTTCACCGCCTCCAGGTCGCTCATCGCCGCCGACGTCTTCGCGTCGACCTTGGTAGCCACCGAGGTCGGCATCTGGGCGAACGCGCCGACCAGCTTATTGATGGCGTCTTTCGAGAACCCGGCCTGCACCATCTGCCGCTTCAGCAGACCGATGTCCTTCTCCAGAACCTTCTGACCGGCCGTCTGGCTGTTCATCTGCTCGGCGACGGCCTGGGCATGATCCTGGGCCGCTTTGGCCGCGTCAAGGAAGGCACCCTTGACCGCGCGGCCCTTCTCGGTGGATACGTCCAACGAGTGACCGTTATCTTTCACCGCCTGGCTGAGGTCGGCCAGTGACTGCCGGAAGGAGATCTCGCCCTCGGCGGCCGAGATGGCGGTGCCGTTGAGGCCCTTGAGGGCATCAGCAAGCTTCTCCGCCTCGGTCCGCTGATCCTGGAGTTGGTCGGCCGTCAGACCGACCTCCTTGCTCAGTTTGGCCTGCGCATCCGCCGACAGCTTCGACTGGGTGTCCGCAGAGGTGAGCGCGAGCGTGTACTGCGGCAGCAGCGTGCGCAGCTTCTCCGTGGAAGTCCCCTGCTTCTCCGCCTCGACGGCCATCTTGTTGAACGCGTCCACTGCAAGGTCAGGGGATCCGCCCTGTACGAGCTGAGTCAGCGCGTCGTCCACGGACTTGATCTGCTTGCGGGCCTCTTCCAGGTCGTAGGCATCCGACCCAAGGTGGGTGATCTTGTAGAGGGAATCGCCGACACGATCCAGAGTCCCCGGGTGGGCAATACGGGCTACGGCGTCCCCGAAGCCGTCGAGGTTATCGCCGAACACCTTCGTCAGCTCGCCAGCAGCCTTGCCCGTCTTGGCGAAGTTCAGCAGGCTGTTCTGGAGCTTCGTCACGTTCGGAGGGGCCTTGTCGAACTGCGACACCAGCTTCTCGGTACCCCAGGAGATCGCCTCGATTACGGCCGCCACGAGGCCGAGCCGCCCCAGCCCCATCATCAGCGTCCGCGTGCGCGCGGCCGTAATGCCCAAGGCCACCAGCGCCGTGCGAGTGGCGGCGATGCGGGGCAGCAGGAGCAGGAAGGCGGTCACGGCCAGCGTTGCCGCCCCGCCGACCCCCGTCAGCAGGGTGACCGTGTGCTGGAGCTCAGGGGGCAGGCTGTTGTAGGCGTTGACCAGACGGGTGACCATCTGCGTCATCTCACGCAGGGCGCCGTTCGCCGATGAGCCCCCCTCGATCAGTGCAACCTCGATGGCGCCACGCAGCCGCTCCAGGTCACCGATCAGGTTGTCGGTCTGGACGGACGCCATACGCCCGGCCGCGCCCTGGTCGTTGACCGCTTTGGTGTACCGGGTGATGCCGTCGGCGCCGAGCTCGTACAGGATCGTCGCCGACCGAACCGCGTCGCTGCCGAAGATCGTCGCGAAGGCGGCGTTGCGGGCCTCGGGGGTCAGGTTCTTGAAGGACGACTGGAGGTTGCCCGCCAGCTTCGCGAGGCCGACGAACTTGCCCTGCGAGTCGTAGGCCGTGAAACCGAGCCGGTCCATCATGTTGCGGGCTTCGTCGGACTGAGGGGTCAGGCGCTGCAGCATGACCTTCAGCGAGGTGCCCGCGTCCGAGCCGATGAGGGCGTGATCGGCGAAGGCGGCGAGCGTGCCGACGGTGTCTTCAAGGCTCAGCCCGGTCTGCTTGGCGAGCAGGCCGCCCTGGCGCAGCGACATGCCCAGCCCATGCATGTCCGCCGCCGACTTGTTCGCGGCGGCGGACATGACGTCGGCGACATGGGAGACGTCCTTGCCCTTCAGCCCGAAAGTATTCATCGCCTGAGCTGCAATGACCGCCGAGTCGGCGAGGTCCATCTGTCCGGACGCGGCCAGCGCCAGCGTGCCCTTGAGGGCGCCCCCGGTGATGTCCGCGACCTTCACGCCCGCGCGCGCCAGCTCCGCCTCGGCGTTGGCCGCCTCGGTAGCCGTGAAGCTGGTGGTCTTGCCCGCCTCCAGAGCCGCCGCCCGCAGGGCCGCCATCTCCTTGCCGCTCGCCTGGGATACGGCGCGGACGTTGGACAGCGCTTTGTCGAACTTCGCGGCGGACGCGGCGGCGATCGCGAACCCGGTGACCATCGCCGTGCCGACCGCGGCGCCCGCGCCGGCGAGGCGGCTGGTGTTGTCGGCGGCCTGCCGCATGCCGCGCGTGTACTGCGAAATGTCCGCGCGCAGCCGGACGGTGACGGTACGGGTGGCCACGGTTCACCCCCGTCCCGTGGTGGTCTTCCTGACGTGGACGTGGAGACCGCCAGTGGATGCGTCGCCGTTCTTGTCCTGGTAGGCCCGCACGCGCTTCGCGGATGCTGTGCAGGAGTGGCACCGCACCAGCTCGGCCGTGTACTTGAATTCGTTGGCCAGATCGGTTGCCTCGGCCCAGGGTTGTCCGCACTCGGGGCAGGCGTCGGCCTCGACTTCCAGCAGGGCCTGCGCCCACGCGCGGTCTTCAGCCAGCCACAGCGGCTCGCCGGCGGCGACGACCCGGCCCATGAACACGGAGCGGGGAACCCCCCAGGCGCGGGCTGCTTCTACTTCTCGCCGCCAAGGGCCGCCAGGAGCGCGGAGGCGGCCAACGAGAAAGGGATCATGTCACTGCTGTTGTGGACGTCCCAGGCGGCGTCGAACAGTTTCTTGATCTCGCCCTCGTTGATCTTCTCGAAGAGCTGGGCGGCCTGCTCCTCGCTCATCACCGGCTCGACGCAGGACGCTGCGATCAGGGCCCGTCCGAACGTCTCCGAGTTGAACAACTCGTTCTCGTTCTCGGAGGGGTGTGCGGCAAGCAGGTCGCTGTAGGCCTTGTCGCCGATGTAGCGCAGGGTGAATGGAACCTCGGCGCTCTTGACCTGCTCGCGCAGCGCCTTCATCTCCTCGGCGATGGCCCGCCCCGGGTGCACCTCGCTCAGGTCTGAGGGTTCCCAGTCCGTCGACGTCCGCGCGAGTTCGTCCTGGAGTTCTTCCATGCGCCCGGCGAGGTCGCCCCGGATGCACACCTTGACGGTGCGCTCCCGGGGCGTCGCCTGGGCGAGGATGTCCTCGATGCTCGCCATCAGGCCACCGTTGCGGCGGTCGCCGGCGGGGAGGTGACCTTCATCGGTGACACGAACTTCATGACCTCGTTCGCCGCGGGCGAGGAGTTCTGCGGCTCGCCGCAGGTGATCGGGTACACCTCGCACTTCTGCGAGGTGGCCCAGGCGGTCGCATAGGCGACACCGCGGCGCACCACCAGGTAGCCGGAGACGCCGTACTTCAGGGTCGTGTACGGCAGGTCTTCGCCGCCGGTGGTGCCGCGCTTGAACGTGAGCTCGGTGTCGTAGCCGACCCTGCCGACGGTGCGCGTGTCGAAGGTCGACGCCAGGGACGACGTGTCGACGTCCGCCGTGCTGGGGTCGATCTTCAGGCCGTCCGGGGTGACGCGAGTCGTGAAGTCCTGGCCGGCGGTGAGTTCCGCCACGGTCGGCGCGTTGATGTTGGCAATCGTCGACGCCCAGACCACCTTGGTCATTCCGTCGCTGATCAGGTCGGACATGAACCCTCCTCAGGGCATGAAAAAAGCCCCGGGCGACGGGGCGAGCAGGACTGGGTGAGCGTCAGATGACGAGGCTGGCGACGGTGACGCTGGTCGTCGACGAGTAGGTGATCGCCGCGCTCACGCCGTCGGCGGCGGAGGCGAACAGGTCGGCGGTGATCGGGCCGATCATCTTGTCGCCGGTCGTCGCCGGGACCGTCACGACGAGGTCCGCGACACCCTGGCCGCGGATCTTGCCCGTCGCGGTGATCGTGACGGTCATCGAGCTGCCGTTGGTGTTCTTGACGTGCAGGAACGACCGTTCGCCGCACACCACGGTGGTGGATGCGGCAGCGGCCGAGTAGGTGGGGGTCAGGCCGCTCAAGGCGATGACCTGCTGGGCGAGAAGCGCCATGAGGGACTCTCCTGTCAGAGGGTGGACTTGATCCGGTACTGCACCGGCACGAACCAGGAGGGCGGGGTGGTGTCGTCGTCGCGCTGCACCGGAGGTCCGCCCAGATCCTCCGGTCGCCATGTTGTCCGGCCCGCCACCGACAGCGGGCCGGACAGGGCGGCACGCGCCGTGTCGGCCACCCAGAGGGTGCGCTCCAGCGAGGAGCCCACGCAGGTCAGCTGGAATGTCGACATGAAGTCTGTGCGGGCGTCGGCGAGTGACTCGCGCACCGCCTCACCGGGCTCCGGGTACAGCACCACGTACTTGTCCGGCGGCGTCCATCCGGACGACGTGGGGGCTCCGCCCAGGTAGACCGTCAGGCCAGCTCCCTCAAGGGCCGCCTGCACGGCGTCCATGTGCGGCAGAACGGCGGGGGCGCTCACGGGCTCACCACCAGGCCAGGCCGCGTTCGGCGACCAGCGCCATCTGCGCCTCGAAGCGCGGCTCCTCGACGTCCAGCGCCCTACCGCCGTCACGGTGCGGCGGGTTGTGCACCGAGCCGTACTCCAGCAGGTTGCCGAGCGCGCCCTGCGGGCCGCCCTTGTCCGGGCCGATGATCGCCATCCAGATGTCCGGGCCGTAGGCGGCGAGATCGAAGCCGATCGTCGATGGATAGGCCGGGGCGTGCCGTCCCGAAGACTGGCGGGCGTTGCGCCTCCAGTCCCGCTTGATGTTCAGCGCGCCGCGCATCGTCACTGCGCGCGCATCGCGCCGGGCCCGCGGGATGCTGCGGGCCAGGTGGCGTTCCAGGCGGCGGACGTCGGACATGTCGAAGTGGTTGTCCATCAGCTGCGATCCTCCGATCTGATCCGCCACGCCGTCGACTGATCCGAGAACGAGGTGCCCGTCACCCACAGGACGAGGCCAACCATGCGGGCATCCGGGGACGCCGAAACTTCGATCCGCATCCCGGGAAGGACCCGCACTCCCGGCGGCAGCGAGGTCGCCCACGGCAGCTGCACCTCGTACTCGCGCAGTACCAGCTCACGCTCGCCGGCTTCGGCCTCCTCACCCGTCGACGCCGCGATCGCCTTCACCCGCGCCTTGCCCGCGTACAGATCCGTCTGCGCGCCTGGCACGGTGTTGCCGGTCGTCCGGTCGAAGACGTCCGCGGCCTGCGAGTACAGGCGCACCGTGTCCCGCATCCGGGCCTCAGCTGCCCGGCGTCCCGCCGTAAGGACAGCGTCGAGGCTGCTCACCGCAGCCTCGCTGTACCGATGCGGCGCCGGTAGTCGCCGAGCATCTCCTTATGCGTGCCGGACAGTGCCCCGAGGCCGAGCGACTCGGCGGCCAGGGTGCGGCTGTAGTCGTCGATGGACTCCTGGCGGAGCATCCCCGGGTTGGACACCGTCGACGCGGCCAGGTCCAGGCAGACGGCCCGCACATCGTCCGGGACCTCGTCCCAGCCGTGCGTGTACGTCACCTGCACGATCCCCGGATCCGGATACGACGACGTGCCCGGCAGATACCGCCAGCCGCCCATGCGCAACAGCCGGTCACCCGACAGCACCCAGTCGTTGAGGACCAGGGCGTTGACCTTCACCTCGGACACCGACACCACGGGCCGCTGCGGAAGCACCAGCTCGTCACAGTCGATGACCCGCAGCCGCGCCACGTCGTCGGCGACGCGGGTGATGGTCTGCCGCGTCCACTTCCGGATCACAGCCGATGCAGACGCCAACGCCAACTCGGCCGCAGCCGCATCAACCGGCGCCTGCACCGTCGCGGCCAGCTCGGCCGCCGTAGCGAACGGGGGAAGAGCCACGGCGGCCTCCCCTCGTCAGCGCTGGCGCGCGTCGTCGTCGAGCTTCTGCCGGATCTCGCGGGCGTGATCCAGGTCCGTCTCCGGGGTCGGCTTGCCCTCCAGCACGCCGGCCACCGTGTAGTGGGAGTCGGGCGTCGGGTCGACCTCGACGCCGAGGTAGCCCTTCTCGCTGGCCTCGTCGACGGCCTTCTGGACTTCCTTCTGTGCCGCATCCTGCGGCGGCTGGGCGGACTTGCGCTCTGCCATGGGTCTGCTCCTCAGTTCCGGGTGACGGTGACCCGGACGAGCCCGCCCGGGTCGGTGATGCCGGTACCGACGTGCAGGGATCGCCACAGCAGCGTGTCCCCGGCGGCCAGGACCAGGTTGGCGGCGGTGCCGGACAGGGTGATCGCCTTCTCATCGCTCGCGGACGCGTTCACGCCGGAGTCGAACTGGAGGGTGGCGACCGTTGTGGTGCCGGAGCCGGCGGCGCCCTTGTTGAACAGGGTCACGGACCGGGTGTTGGTGTTGGCGCCGGTGATCGCCGCGACCGGGATGTACTCCACCTTCGTGACGGTGCAGTCGAACGGGGCCTGCGAGACGACGGAGTCGAGGTCGTTGCCCGCGGTGGCCACCGGGGCGACGTCCTGCTCCAGAACCCGCTGCAGGGGTGCGGTGTCTGCCATGAGAGATGCTCCTTCTGCGGGTTACGGCAGGTCGATACGGGCGACCGGGTAGCGGTTCGCCTCGGTCGGCTGGTCGTTGTTGATGGTGTTGGCGACCTGCCAGCCCATCCGGAAGGTCAGGCGGATGGCGGTCATGTCCTGCTGGGCCAGGTTGTAGACGATGGCGCCGGTGTTGTCCTGGATGACCGCCTGGTCGAGGATCTTCATGGTGATGTCCTGGCGGACACCCATCACGAACTGCGACCAGTCGCCCATGAACAGCGTCGGGCTGCCCGAGGTGGTGCCGAACAGGCCACGCATCGGGTAGATGACCGGCAGGCCGTCGATCGACATCAGGTTCCCGGCGACCCGGGACTCGTCGAGCTTGCGGCCCTGCGAGTCGCGGGACTTGCGCAGCTTCGACTTCACGGAGGTGGCGCCGACGAAGCCGGTCACCTCGTAGCCGTCGGCCTCGACGAGCCCATAGGCGTTGTCGATGTCACCGAAGAACGCGCCCGCCGTGGCAGCCGAGTTCGCGGTGACGTTGTTGCCCGCCGCGGTGGCCGCAGAGGCGATGTTCGTCGGCCACGAGGACGGGGCGTTGGTGCCGAAGTAGACCGCGGCGTCGAGGGTGCGCCCCATCGCCTCGGTCATCAGCGGCATCGCCTCGTCCCAGATGTTCGCGTCCACGTCGGCCAGGACATTATCCGGGACCGGCATGATGACCGCGATCTCCTCGATGTTGAGGTAC